TGGTTCCTAGTCCGTCTAAGTTGCAACTGGCACCCCCCTTTGCTTCAGCTTGCTTGCGATGCCAGCGCCGATCTGCTGGCCTGTCTCGTATGCGTCCACGCCGTCAGCGACCGTGGCGTAAACCGTCACGGCGACGTTAACGGGCTGGCTCGGCGCGTCGGCGAACCGAGAGAACGCGCGGTTTACCGACGTTTCGATGAAGCCTTGCAACTGCTTCTCAGGCGCGATGAACTCGCCGCCAGCTTCGCCAACGCCGACGATTGACGGCTCATCGAAGTAGCCGCCGCGCGCATACCAACTAATGCTCACGCTCGGCAGCGAAATCGGGCCGAACTCGTTCCAGCTGACGTTGAAGTGCGGAAGCTTCGGCTTCGGAATGCTGATCTTGATTCCGCCAAAGGCGTTCATGATCTTCTGAGGAATGCTAGAAATCGCGTTCCACGCGCTTTCAATCGGGTTCTCGATGAATCCCCTGATGCTGTCGAAAACGCCCTGCACCTTAGCGCCAAGGCCGGGGAATCCCAGCTTGTCGCCGATGCGGTCTGCGATGCTAACCGCCGTGCTCTCGGCAGCGTCAAGCTTCGTGCTGATGTTGTCTTTAATCGCGTTGAAGGCGTTAGCCGCTTGGCTCTTCGCAGTCTCCCAATCTCCGTTCATCGCGGCTTGAAGAGCGCCAGCCGCCGAGCTGCCAACGGTCTTCGCGGTGTCCATGTCGGTTTGCACGGTCGAAGCGATTTGACCGAAGGCAGAATCGGTGTTGCCGGTTAGGGTGTTCCACCAGCTAGACACGGTATCGACCGCGCCTTGCGCGAGGTTTCCGACGTTGGTATTTAGGTCGTTCCAAGCGTTCGAAGCGCCGGTTTTGATGTTCTCCCAAGTATCGGAAGCACCTTGCTTCAACTGCTCCCACTTCTCGCCAACGCCGGTGCAGAAGTCCGAAACGCCGGTGCTGACCTGCTCCCAGATGCCGCCCCAGAACTCAGGCACGCCAGCGAAGAAATCCTGCACGGCTTGCCACTTCTCGGAAATCCAGCCGGTGAAGTCAGCCCACATCTGCTTGCCAGTCTCGGTCTGCGTGAAGAACCACGTAAGGCCAGCGACGGCGGCTGACACGGCGGCAACGCCAAGGCCGATAGGGTGAGCGGCGATAAGCCCGGTAAAGCCCGTCCATCCGCTAGAAAGCGTGCCGGTGAGCATGCTTCCCAGACCGCCCGCCTTGGTGACAATGTTAGAGAAGCCGGTTCCGATCTTGCTTAGAAAGCCCGTGTCACCCATGAGCTTCTTAGCGCCGCCCCAAAGCTCGCCAGCGGTCTTGAAGGCGCTTCCCACGCCCTCTGCGGCCTCCATCGTCTTACCAATGGCGGTTGTCACGCCGCCGAAGGCGACGGCTCCTAGGGCGAGGTTGTTAACGAGCGTCTGCTGCTCTGGCGACAGGTTCTTGTACCAGCCCGTGACGGCTTCGAGCGCGGGCGCGAGCGTGTTAAGAAGGCTCGTGCCGATCTCGGTAACGGCGGTCTTGACGGGCAAGGCCGCTTCGCCGAGTTCCTGCATGCTCTGGCTCATCTCGTTCTGCGCGTCGCGCGAAGCGAGAAGGTCTTTGTTCGTCTCTTGGTACTGCTGTCCAGCTTCGCCGAGAAGCCCGTTGAGCGTTTCGGTTATGAGCGTAGACCGCTCTTGCTGGTCGCTGCACGACGCGAGGGCGGCGTTGAACGCGTCTTCTTTCGTCTGACCCTCAGCTATCGCTTGGTTGAAAGCTGCTTGCGCGGAAGAGTTGCCGGAAAGCGCCGCGCTCCACTGGTCGGCGGAAATCTTCGACCAATTGAGGGCATCGGATAGGCCAGAAACGGCCTGTCCGGTGGAAGCGGCCTCTTGGGCACCCTCGGCAAGGTTGGTGATAGGAAGAGCGTCACCGAACACCGCAAAAGCGCCAGCGGCAATGTCTGTCCACTGTTGAAGCTCTTGCTCGTTCGTGGTCAGACGCGCCAAGTTCTGTGCCGCTTCTGTCGCGGTGTCTTCCTCTCCAAGGATGCGGTAGAAGCTCGAATAGACGCTTTGCGCCGTCTCGGCGGTGCTCCCCGCCTGAGTAAACGCAACTTCAAGCTGACCGCTGCGCTGTATCGCTTCTTCTTGGCTCGATGCAAGGCCGGTCAGTGCGCCAGCAGCACCGATAATGCCGCCAGACAAAGCGGTTCCTGCGCTCGAAACCTTAGACCCTGCGTTTGAAATAGCGTCGGCGTTGTCCTCGATGGTCTGACCGAGCTTGCCAATCGCCGTCTTCGAACCTTCGGCCTGTCTCGCCGTGTCCGCAAGCTCGCTGCCGTAGCTGTCAAGCTGGCGCTCGCACTGCATGATCGCGCGCTTCAGGCTGTCGTACTGTCGTTCCTCCTGAGCCGTGAGCTGCGCGCCGCTCTGCTTCTTGCTCTCCAACTGCGCGAGCGCCTGCTTGTAAGCGTCAAGCTTCTGCTTCGTCTCGCCGTAGGCAGCGTTGAGCGCCTTTACCTTCTGCTCTAGCAGCTCGGTGTTTCCGGGGTCGAACTTCAGCGCCTTGTTGATATCGCGCAAGTCGCTTTGGGTGTCGCGCGATGCCTGCTGAACCTTCTTCAGGGCGCTTTGCAGCTCGGTAGTGTCGCCGCCGAACTTGATAACAAGCCCCTTGTAAGTGACCGCCACGTAATCACCCCTCTTCAGTTGTCAAAGTCCCATGAGTGCTTGAAGCAACGCGCCCTCGCGGGTGCGCTGCCGTCAAGAACTCACTTCATGTCACGTCATGACCAGAACGCGGCTTCGGCCTTGCGCGCCTTCTCGTCCTCGTCGTAGTGCGCCGCAGCGTCGGCGTAGAACGCGTTGATCTCCAGCAGGTCTTGAACCTGCCGGTAGCTCATCATCTGAAGGTCTGAAAGCGTCAGCCCGCATTGCTGGCAGTTGTAGATGTAGCGCGCGTCGCACGCGTCTTTCAGGTTACTTGGAAGCGGCGGCGCCGGTCTTTTCGGCTTCCTCGGCTTCCACTGCATCTTGCTTCGAGCTTGGAAAAAAGTTGTCCCTCACGATCTGCATCACGTCGTGTGCCCAACCGTCCGCGCGCTCCAAGTCGAAAGCTTCTGCCGGGAACGCGGAAACCCAGTCATCGAACTTCTCATCGAACTTCGGGTTCGCGGTCTTGATGCACGCGTAGAAGATTTCGAGAAGCGGGACGATGGGCGGGAAACCGAACTTGTCCAGATTCTCCAAGATCGCGCCGGTGTCCTCGTTAATGTCCTTCGGGCGCATGGTGCCGTTGGGCTTCACGACGTTGAAGCATCGAGAGAACGCAATCGGAGTGAATGCGTTGAAGGTCGCTTCGAACTCCTTTTCGCCAACCTTGATAAGCATTCGAAACCTCCTAGACCGTCGGTTCGGTCTTGTGCTCAAGCTCGATATTGACCGCATCAAAGAAGGTGTCGTAATCAGCAAGGCCGGTGAAGCTGTCGTAACCGCTCGTGCGAATGTCGGTGCTCGGGATAGTGACCGGTCGCCACGTGAACGGATAATCAAGCTGCGTGATCTCGGGCGTGTCCTGAACGGTGTTAAGCTCCTGTGTCGGCTTCGAGAGCTGGCACATGAGAAGGCAGCGGCGGCGACCGAGCACGTGCCCCGGCTGCTCGCACATAAAGGCGAACTTCTTGGGCGTGCGGTCGGCGCTCAGGATGGTTCGCCCGTCCTGCGCGATTTCGTAGCCCACGAGGTCTGCGATGAGCTGCCGCAGCTCGGCGGTGCTCTCGGTGTCGTAGAAGCTCATGGTTCCAGAGCCGCCGTTGTCCTGCTGCTTGTCAAGCCACGGCTCGTTGTCGGCGTAGCTCGTTGCCGTCTCAACGGTCGGCTCCATGCTGATAGCTACGGTTCCCGCGACATGCACGGGGTCTTCGTAGGTAAGTGCGTCTTCGTCGGTGCAGATCGCGAAATGCGAGTTCTTCACGCCGAAGAATCCGTTTCGTGCCATTTGGTCTCTCCTAACTCTCGGCGACGTTCACGGTGAACGCCGCTTCGGTAAGCTCTTCTGAATCAATCTCTGTGATGCCAAGCGTGTAAGGGCACTCGGCGGCTTCGAGTGCGGCGCGTATGCGCTTCTCGGTCGCGTAGTCCCGGTGCCGCGTGTAGAGCGCGATATCGTAGGGCATCCACGATAGGTAGGTGTTGTTGTCCGCGTAGGCCGCTTCGTTGTATCCGGCGACAAGGCAGATGAAGGGCGGTGCCGGTTCCTCTCCGTCAGCGAAGCGCTGATTAGCCCACGGGATGCCGAGAGAATCGAGAACACCGCAGAGCGCCTTTAGCTCAATCATCGTCCGTCGCCCCCCATCTCCGCGAACTCTCGCGCCACTTGGTCTGCAACCTCCCTGATAACGCCGTCGCCGGGAACATCGCCGTAATACTTTCCGGTTTGGTTCTTTATGGCATGCCCGTTCTCCAGAAGGTGCGTGAGCTGGTAAACGCGGTTGTGCACCGTGCATTCGGTGCCCGTCTCGTCGGTCTTAACGTCGGCTTTCCAGCCCTTCTTGTAAGCGCCGGTGCGAACCTTGCTCTTCTGTTTCAGTAGCTTCACCGCGCGCTTTCCGGCTTCCGCCGAGTTCTCCGCGAGCGCGGAAACGTTGTCTTCCACGCACTCTTTCATGCAGCTGCTTATGAACCGCTCGATGCTCTGCTCAGCCACGGTCGCCCACCACCTCAGCGAGCGTCAGGCGCACGAAGTCGGGGCTTGACCTGTCAACGCGCGCGACCGTGAGCCGCGCGCCGTCGAACTCGACTAGCCGCTCTCCGTTGTAGGCGCTCTTTCGAATCTGCAACACTGCTTCGGGGTGAATGCCAGCGGCAGCGGCGGCGTAGTAGGCGGCATCGCCCATAGAGAAGACGTTGCAGAACACCTTTCGCTTTGTTTCCTCCGTCTGCTGCACGCCGTATTCGTCCTTCTTGACGGTCTTAGCGATGAGCTGGCACGTGCCAGCCCACATGCTCATGACGCGCCCCCGAACTCCGAGCTTCCGCGCATCATGGTTAGCAGATCATCGAAGCTCTGAGTAAGGCGGTCGGCATCGGGGTTGTCCATGCCGAAGTTCGCCTTGCAGTAGACCTTCACCGCGAGCCGAACCGTGCTGTTCGAATCGTCGGCGGCTACTTTCTCGGCAACGCCGCCCGCGCGCATCGCGGCGCGGGCGGCTTCGATGAGGTCTTCGATCTCAGCGTCAAAGTCGGTGCATTCGGCGGGAATCCTCAGCGCTTCGCGGCACGCGTCAAGCAGCGTCGGCTTCTCTGCCATGCGGCACCTCCTAAGCCTTAACGGCGGTGCCGATGGTGAGCTGGCCGAAAGACTTAGGCACGACAAGCCCGCCGTCGAAGAGCAGGTATCCGTCAAAGCAGCGCTTCTGCGTACCCGGCTCGACGTAGGGCGTAATGTCCACGCCGTCGAAGATGTTTCCACGGAACAGGTCGGGATAGCCCGCCTTGATGATACCGTCCGCCATCGAATCGTCGCGCTTTACGAGCTTGCCGAAGATATGCCCCTCAACGGCGGGGTCTTCGGTCTTCTCGTCCACGAAGTAAGAGCGCCCGTTGGCATCCTCGACCATAGCAATGTGGTTCCAAATGGTGTTGCCGTTGGCGTAGATAATGCAGCCCTTCGGCGCAGGGTTGCCGTAGGTGTAGAGCATGCCCAGAAGCTTGGTGATATCAGCCTTCTTCAGGGTGCCAGCGGTGGCGCAGTTAATCTTGTTGCCGGAATCCATGCCGAGCGTGCCGTCAACCGTCTTGGCGTGGACACGCGCGTTGGCGGCGACGGCAAGGCGCGCGCCAGTCTCGTTAACGATGTACTGCTCAAAGCCGCTGATAGACTGAACCGCCATCTTGCGGCTCATCTTGACGGTCTTCTTGATCTCCTCGCCCGTAAGGGTGATGGTGTCGAACTCGTTCTGCTCCTCATCGGTGGGCGCTGCGCCCTCATCGGTCTTCGCCGCGTCGCCAGCCGTGATGCTCTTATGGCGGATAAGCTCGAACTGATGCGGGAAGTTGTCCTTGTGGATGTCGCCGTAGAGAACAGCCGTGTTGTC